CCGTTCCAGTAGCCGTGCGTACCAAGTGAACGTGCCCACTTCGTCTTTCCAGTATGGGGTTCTCCCCATAGTACCAAAGACTTGCATCTCTCTCCAGCTGCAGAATAATTAGCCACGCGTCCATAAAAAGCTTCAATAAACATAACCCCCAACAAGGAGTGGGGGGCCCCCCCGAGCCCCCGAGGGAGGGGTGCCAGGACGCGTGAGGCACCTGCCCTTAAGCCGAGCGCAGCGTCGTGTAGAGGATCCCTTTGGCCCGGCGCAGCCGATCAACACCGCAAACAATCCAACAGAGCCCTCAGCACCGAGTATCGGTACACCTTCATATCGACAGATGCCTCGACATGAGAGGTATCCAATCAACACTCAACAACTGAAGGGAATACAACTAATACACAAAGAGAAAAACACTTACCAGCTCTTGGTTTCTTCAACTCCTCCTTGAACAACTCCAACTCAGGATAGCGACTCAAATCAAACTTCATGTACTCCGGGTGTGCGTAAACTCTCAGTCTGTCGCCGAACATCGAGTCGCGTTTCTCCTTGATCTGCCTTGCATTGATCACACTCTCCTTAGCAAGGTATGTGTTGACGATCATATCGAATTCCTCAGTCGTCTCGCTGTGAACCAGGTCATACCAGTGATCAGCCTGTGAGCCTTCCTTCTTTGGACGGCCCTTGGTCTCCACCGGTCTTGCAGCTCCACCCCAGACAACATCACCATCCTTCATGACGTAGTCGTAAACAAGCCAGGGTGTCTTCAGTACATTCTGGATATTGGGGTGAAATCCATCGACGTCGAAGACTGTCATCTTTCTGCTGCGGAACTTGTCGTGGAACTCGACATAAGCATGGAAGTGAATACCTCCATCCTCGTGCATCTCTCGTCCAATCAAACACTCAGCACCCAACCCAGACAACATCAACCCAACTCTCTCAAACTCCAGTCCTTCGCATTGTGCGTATGTCAATAGGAATGTCTTTCCCTGTATTCTTCCAGTGGGCTCCTTGAGGTAATCCATAGTGTAAGCTTGGCGGGTCTCCTTTGTTCCGGACTAATATTATAGGAACAAATTCAGACCCAAACCCACTGGGTCCTGCCTTATATACCTTGCTGTGTGGTCCGTGCACTCAGTCGCGTCACCGCGTCTTAGTCTTACGTCATAATGTTGCTGCCTAATGCGAAGCCCGGTGCCTAGTCCTTGGCGCGTCACTGCTGCTCTATAAAACTTGCGCCATTGCGTAGTTGATTCGTCATTCTTACGCTGCAATACATCACAATGTCTGCACCACTCTGGCACCCCACGGCACCACTTACCCCCTCCCCAACCCCTATCCCCACCCTTACCCACGATGAGCGCGTGCGTCAAAAGAACTCTCAGTTAAACCACATATTACAAAAAGAATACAAGAAGGAACAAGCTAGATATTACAAAGATCTCAGTCGAAAGACTATCCACTTCTTCTTGCCCATGTCTTGGATTGAACATATCAATCCTCGTATGTTGCGTAGCATCAAACGAACTGTCATCTGGTACAGTGAAATGCGTTATGCAGGCTATTGCCCGTGCTACTGTCACGATGGCGTGGAAAACTGGTGTTTACACCATCAAGCGAAGCTCTTCCAGGTTCTGTCTCAGAATACAAATGGGTACCGTTACTTTATGGAACGAGACCATCTACAACACAAAAACGATCACCACTGTGGACCCCACCCTATGGATGTTCAGAAAGCCATTCTTGGCGATTAACATTCCTCCCCTTCACTTGGCAGTTGAGAGCCCCAATCGGGCGAATCTTCTCTGCCTTCACCCATGTCATCAACACTCCTTTTGCGCTTACCCCCCTGCTTCATCTCCTCATCGATCCAGTAAAATGGCTTGTCGATGTGAACAATGAAACAACTCTCCTCAACCCAGTTGATCATACTCTGTCGCTCCTCATCGTCCATCTCTCTCAGATTCAGGATCTGCTTCCTGATGTCATGGTTACTCACCCAGATTGAGGGCTTGCCCCATTCGACGTTGCTCTCTCCATGATACATCTTCTTGAGAGTAATCTCCTCCTGTGCTCCTAGCCAGCCTTTGAAGTCCGGGAAGTACTTAATACCTCCCGCGATGTCATCAAATATAGCATATTCAATATCCTTCAAGATATCTCTCTGTTGTGCAGCTCCGTTCTTGCCGTTCCAGTAGCCGTGCGTACCAAGTGAACGTGCCCACTTCGTCTTTCCAGTATGGGGTTCTCCCCATAGTACCAAAGACTTGCATCTCTCTCCAGCTGCAGAATAATTAGCCACGCGTC